TTTCGGGGGTGTAATCATAAGGGGGCAACCCTAAAAGGGCGTTAGAAACGATCCTAGAGGCGCTGCGCTAGTTCGAAATGGGCAATAACGGCGGGGTGTGGCGGTTTCGGGCATGAGAAAACCCCGACACCGTTTCGGGGTATCGGGGTTCTCTGCTTAGAGGTGTGGGGCTAAAGCTTGGTCAATCCACGAAAGCCCCAAGCCATGATCACGCCTAGCGTTAGCCCTAAGCCAATAAGGGCAGAACTAAAGGCGGGCACTAATGCGAAAGCTATTAGCGTGAGGACCCACCCCCTTAGCCTGTAGCCCTTTTGCTCAAGTTTGCGGGCTTGGTATCGGTTCACCGTTTCGCCGTAATGGCGCAAGTGCCACACACTAGGGCATAACGCAAGAACCAACTAGGGCGGTTGCAACTAGGGCAACGGTGTGCGTGTCTAGGCATCTTGCACCGCCTTAGCGATTTCCTGGTTGCCGTGGCATAGTTCGCAAAACGGTGTGCAATCGTAGGTGCCGGAATTGTTCGGGCATGGTTCCGTGTGTTCGGTGTAGCAATCCAAACAAACATAATCAAAAGCGGTTAGCGCTAGTCTTTCTTGAATTTCGGGTAGTGCGGCGGTGCCTTGGATCATTTCGGAATAGTGTTCCCACTTAGCGCAGAAATGGCAATCGGCATCATCGCTTGACCTAATCGGCATGCCCATTTCGAAAGCGATTTTTTCGGCGTCTACATCCTCGCCAAAGTGATCCCCACACCATGAATAGAAAGCTTCAAACTCTGTTTCTAGCGGGTGTATTGCTTCATACACTTTTGTGTAATCACGGTCAGGTTCTTGATCATCGCCAAGGGGTATTTCTTCCCAAGCCCATACCCTTAGTTGCTTGCCCGCATTGAAATAGGCAAAGTCAATTTCGTACTCTTGCCCGTTGATAGTTGTTTTATACATGTTCCCTTTTTCCTTTTCTCTATAGCCAAGTGGCTTTGTTTAGTGGTAGTTCAATCACGAAAGCGTTTCCCCATTCAAGGGCGGTTTCCCAACTTTCCAAGTGTTCGGTTTCGGTTAGCTTTTCGTATTCTTTCCTCACCGCTGCAAGTGCGCCCGCCCGTGAAAAAGCGGGGGCGGTGATTTCGTAGTTGCGGTATTGGTAGTAAGCCAGGAAAATTCCTGCGGGGGTGTTCTCTTGTTCTTCCGCCAACATTTCGACGACATGCAAAAGCGATCCCGCTTTCTGATCCCCCCAAGATTCGCACTCGCTTAGGGCGCTTTTGTAATCGTGTTTGCCTAGGTTTTCTGCAATCGTTAGCAGACTTTCTTTCACCCTACCCACGAGTCCACCTAATGCCCTTCATGTTGTAGAAAGTCTCAAGCGCCGTGATTAGGTGCAAACACTTGTCATAGCCATAACCGCCTAGGGCTACATAATTCCACCCGTGGCGATCCCTTAGCGAGTAGCCAAAGACTTTCGAAATCGCCCAAGTTAGTTCATGTAGTTCAACCCGCCCGTTTTCGTTAGGGCTTGCAACCGTTACCCGTAGATAATCGGTTAGCCCTTTACCCGTGTCTAGGTTCACTATGACTAGGGCTTTTTTGGTTTCTATTTCTTCTCTGTAAGCAAGCAAGATCCCGCCCGCTGTATTCATGTCCTTTTGTGTTGTTTTCATTTCCCTTTTTTCCTTTTCTTATTGGTATGTATCTTTGGCGATTTTCTCAAGCATGGCGAACACCTCGGCGAGTGACTCATAAGCCATAACCCAAGTGTTAGCGACATAGTCACCCCAAAAAAGCAAGTAGCCCACGGGGGTGCCGTAAACCTCAAACTCTACGCCCTCAAGTCTGGCGCTAAATAGTGGTTCCGTGATCATTAGTTCACCCCCATAAGCCAGAACACGACACTAGAGAAAGTGCCTAGCACTAATTGGGGGTTCACTAAGAAAGTGACGAAAAGGGCAAGCACAAAAGCAAGCCCAAGGTTTTCAAGGATGTTCGCCCGCTTAGGGGCTATTGGTAACTTGATCATTATTCGCCCCTGTCTGAGCAACTTTGGCAAACATAGTTATCCCGCAATTCTTCGGGGATTTTGTAGCACTCGCAATTAGTCATTAGTTCACGCCCCCTAACCATGCCCCAAAGTCACGGGCAATTGTGGCGGGGGTTTTGGCGGTAGTTTCGCCTAATAGTGAGTTGCCATCTTCTGAGTGCCAACTAATGAACCCGTTAGTGTCGCCCAAGTAAACCTCACCGTGTCTAGTGTCAACTAGCCAAAATCCTGGGTACTCATAACTAACGCCATGAACCCCATCGGTTTTACTTAGTTTCTGAACTAAAAAGTTCGGGTTTTTGTGAATGTTCATTTTTCCCTTTTTCTCTATGGCGGGCGGTGTTGCCCGCCCCTACAGAATACGGGGTGAGACATGCCTATACATAGCGCTGCTAGGTCACGAAATGGTAACGGTTTCCTGAGAGCCCGCTGAGAGCTGTCCGGTAGAACAAGTGTTCGCCTTGGCGGGGGTGTCAAGGGGGGCTTGACGAACAAGTGTTCGGATCAACGAAAAGAGCTCTTTTGCCGGATCCTCCCTTAAAGGCTCCAACCGAATTTTTTGCTTTTTGACCGAACCGAATTTTGTCCCATAAAGGCTCTGACCGAATTTTTCTAAATTGGCTTGTTTCCTCGGCTTGCGTTACAACTGCGATGAGCTGCTAACAAAGGTGAGGCTGGGTTGCCAGGTATCAGGTGGTCAGCCTGCCAAGGATCGTGAGGTCGGTAGCCTTCTTTGCAGATGTGACAAATGCTGGCGTTGTCTCTTACTGCTTTAGCTCTTACTCGGTAGTTGCCAGAGTATTGTTTTGTGTTTCTTTTCCTAGCTGCTTTTGGGATGTTCTCACGCTCAGCCTTGATCTTCTGGTGAACTTCGCATCTGTTCCCTAGTCTCGATAGCGCACCGCACTCAATACAGGGCTGTCTAAAGCTGTAACCTTTCATTTGTCTGTTGAGTAGAATCCTGAGCCTTTGAAAGTCACGGCAAAGCTGTAGACACGCTTCATAGTGCCGTTGCAGTTATGACAGGGCGGGTTCGGGTCTAGTTGCTCGTAGGCGCAGGTCTCACTAACTTGAACCTCGCAATCGGGACATTTGAACTGGTAAGTCGGCAATTTTTCTATTCCTTCCTGCTGCATAGAGCCCCCCCCCTTCAAACATTCTGTATAAAGGGCCCCAACCGAATTTTAGGGTATCCCCCCTAGAGCTTGTAGACCGTTCCGGTGAAATCAACACCCTTTTCTAGTATCAGAGTCCCTAGCCCTGGCACAGAGTCCTCTCCGGTGATTTTGCGCCACCAACCTGAGCCGTTGTCCATAGTGGGAGCCATGACGATAAAGCGTGAAGTGCCTCGTGGCGTTGATCCGAGCTCGGTTACCCGTAGGTGGTGCCAGTGACCGTGTATCAGCGTGGAACAGGCTGCCAATGGGCCTGCCCCGAAGGCTTGACCACGCCAGAAGGCTCCCATTGCGTCTGGGCGCTTGGCCTGATGCCCATGCACGATGCCGAGAATGTGGAAACCGTCTTCGAATACATCTATGGCCAAGGACTCGTCATGTGGCTGGGGTTCAAGGAACCGAATGTTTAGTTCCTTCTCCTTAGCTAACCTAGCTAGCTGACGACCGATAAACACTCCCCAGTCATCCGTTGCCTTACCGACTACTTGCTTATTCACACGCCATTGGCAGTGATTAGATCCGACCGAGGCGTAGGTGATGTCTGGGACTAGCTTGTAGATGGTCGTCAGGGCATCCCAAGCAAATGTGGTCGCTAGGTCTACCTGCTCCATGATGGATAGGTCATTGGACTGAAGCTGTGCAGTGTCGGCAGCGTTGTTGAAGTTCTCCACCGTATCTCCAAGATCAGCGAAGATTACCTTGTTTGGCTTTTCTTTCTTTATCAAGTCCTGCAACCGAATTTTCATCAGCTCTACACGCTCAATCAGCGATTGTGAGTTGCCTCGGTAATCAACCTTGCCGACTTGTAAGTCTGACCACATCACTACCAGACAGCGCTCTTCAGGTTTTGGTATGGGTTTTACCTTGACTGCTTTCCGTGCCTGCGAGAGCAGCACCGGAAGGTCAAGTGTTGCACCTTTGAAGCGAAAGCTAAACCTATAGCTTGTCAGCCAGTCTCCGTCATAGCGCTGCCAGCGAGAGGTGCGGGGGTTCCCGACAACCTCTATCTCAGCAGGGTCAAACCCAGCTTCACGCAGGAACTCATCAAAGTCAGGAGCCTCTGCGTAACCTGGGGTGGTTGCAACGCCCTCTGAGCCATCAAACTCAATGCCAGGTTTGAAGTTGGCAGGAGCAGACACCTTTGGAGCAGGCTTTAGGTTTTCAAGCATGGGTTCAAGCCTACTCTCTGAAACAGTTACACACCTTATTTCGGTGCTTGGTGATCGTGGTGTCGGCAAGGATTACGCCTCGTGTTCTGAGGGCTGTTTGTAGCCCTTTTGCGCTCCACTTGTCAACATCTGCGATTGCATCAATAAGAATTTGATAGTCCTTCGTTTCTAAGTCTTTCTTTAGCAAATCAACCTTGCAGTAATAGGCACGGTTCGTGGTTGGCTCTAGTCCTTCTAACATTAGATACTCAAATCATTCTCGTCAGCGATGAGCTTGTGAACAAGCGATGTCATCTCGGGGGTGTATTTCTTTTCTTCTGCTGTTCTCTCAATTAGGCACATAAGGTCATACCGGATGTTGTCAAAGTCGCCTGACCACACTAGATCATCTCTCAGGAGGGCTGCTGCTTGACGATAGTCGGCATAGAGTCGGTTTAGTCGCTGTCGCATGGGCAGGCCTCTAGCTTTCTCGTGCAGGTAGGGCAGTAGTTCTTCTCGAACCAGTCCTCATCTTTAGGCTCTGTGTAAAAACTCACTTCTGCTCTCCCTTGATTGACTGAATTAGAAAAAACTTCTGGTCAGCGTGAATTAGCAGGGTTTCCCTAATTAGATTGATAATGCGCTCTTGCTCGGTCTTGACTCCGATGGCGTAGGCGTTGTGTGCGTTAGTGTGGATCAGGTCGTTGAGGTCACTCATCTTCTACCTCATCTGCGACCTGCACCATAGGCTCTAGCGGGACATTGTGACCCCTCATGCGCTCTACCTTTAGGTGATGCTCTAGTGAGTTGATCTTGTCCAACCGAAAGCCTGACCAGCGCTTAGTGTCTGTCTCGACAATCGGTGCTGCCATGAGACCCATCTCTAGAAATCGCTCTACTGCTTTAGGCGAGCGGTCAAGCCTGCGAATCGTGTAGATGATGCCTCGCTTGTCAAACTGCTTCTTAGTCATGTCGCACTGTGGGCAAGTGCCAGGTGCTTTAGTCCAGAGGGTTATCTTCACCATGAATCACCTTCTTTACTGTCTCGCTGGCGTAGTAGTAGCCGAGCTTGAAGTGGTTTGACTCAAACTGGTGAGGGTTTGTGATGCTTAGCTGTCGCATAATCCGTGCATTGGCAATCTCAACGCCCTCTGTCACGCCCTCTGTGTAAGCCTTTAGGATGGCATCCTCGCCCCGTAGGACTGTCCAGGCATCCTTGAGCCTGAAGTAAGCCTTATCTAGCGTTCTCAGCATTTTCACCCCTTAGTTCCTTTGCTGCCCAGCGTAGGATCTCGGCTGCGGTTGGGTCTCCGGCGTTGTGCTTTAGGTCTGAGAGTTCGTCTAGCCCGTTGGTGGCTTCCTCGAACCCTTGTGAGAAGTTGATCATTGCATAGGCATCAAGCGAGTGGTCAACTGCCTGCCTGAGTTGTTGTGTCGGTTTCATTGTTCCCTTTCTGTTGAACATCTACAGACTAAAGCAGAGCCAGGACAATTTTCTATAACCGAATGTAACGGTTCTATAACGGAATGACCCGAATAGTTGCGCCTGATGCACGATCGTCTGCGTAGAACTTTCTAGCAACACACTCTACGACCTGAGAGTCGTCACCCCAAATCCAGCCGGACTGACCTATTCCGTCTCCTACGGCTCTCACAAGCTTGTCTAGGTCTGGTGGCACGATTGGTAGGGCTCTGCCGTTCTTGCCTGTCATCTTGACCGTGGAGGGTCTAGGAAGAAAGAAATCCACCTCTAACCGAACTGGCCCAAGGTGGATGTTCTCGTTTGCGTATGGCTGGCAGGCTTTTTCAATAGCAGCTCGCCAAGGCTTTAGTTTCTTTGAAGCTTCGATGAGCCTGCCCCGCACGACTTTTTTAGAGCCTTGTGGAGCAGGGTCACCGAAAACCTCAAGAGTGATCACTAAAACGGAGCGTCTTCTAGTTCAAACACCGCTGTCTGCTCAAAGCTTTCAATTTCTTTAGGCCAGAGCTTGAAGCGGATGCCCGCAGAACCATCTTTCTTTTCGTAGGTTGAGATCTTCACATTGCCACTTACAGCAACACGAAGACCCTTTTTCGCTTGGAGTAGCCAAGCAAACTCTGAGGCTGGGTCAACGCTGACATCAATGTAGTCACGCCCAGTTGTTTCCCACTCGCCAGCATCGTTCTTCTGACGGTGTGAGTGCGATACGGTTACGACAGATCCCCATGAGAAAGTCTTTACTTCCTCTACGAATCCGGTGAAGCTCATTAGTAGTGCCATTAGGTTTCCTTTACTCTATGTGATTAGGGTTCACGCAATCTAGCATGCCACACTGACGCTTTCCAGGCAAGAACTCTTCGCCGTTGTCGTCAATTGGTGTAACCATGTCATCAGAGAACCTGCCATGCCAAGGAAGGCATTTGTATTCCCCGTTTGAAATAGTGACTGCTCTGCGTGTGCGGCAGGAGGCACAGAGGACACGATCCTTCGTGCGCTTCTTGATTACATCCCAAGATGCACCACAGCGAACACATGTTTCTCTTTCCCACACATGCCAAGGCTATCAAAAAAGCTTCAGTAACGAGCATTTATCAAGTGGAACCTCAATAAACTTTTCGTTCTTTGTGTAGATAGTGTCCTTGGTTACTATCTTGCAGGTCGCAATGACATCGCCTGAGACGAGCAATCCCCAAGTCCAGTTCTTGTTCAAGGTTATGAAATGCACATTGCCTGGGTTCTCTGCGAACTTTATCTTTCGAGCAGCGTAGTGCAGAGTCTTGTAGGGAAAGTTCCTGCCAGTCCATGCCTGCTTGACCTCAACTTCAAGCTCAAACTTTCCCCGGTCGTTCTCAATGATTAGGTCTATGCCGTACTGATCTGGGTTGACATAGGCGATGAAGCCGAATCTTTGCTCAAAGAAGGCTCTCACGAAGTCCTTGGCTCTATCGTCACGATCGTATAGCTCTGGGTCGAATGGTTTAGTCATGTAGCTTCTTTGAACACGGCAGACAGGCTGCTATGACCTTTCCGTGTTCGCACTTAGGCGCAGGGGCAGATAGCTTTTCTGCTTCTTTCTGCTCTGCAAGGAACCTCTGAGCTGCTTCACGCTCTTTCTCACGCCTGATTCGGGCTCTTTCAGCCGCCTCAGAATCAGCAGAAGGGGTGATTTGGTTTTCCCATGAGTCTGAGTTGAGCCAGGTAGCCGGATACTTCGTGAAGTCAGGATTCCTGTCAGGATCATTACGATAAGCAATTACGCCAGCCAAGATGTCCTCGAAATTGGCTCTTCTCATTGCCGACTTGAACGCTCTAAAGGCTTTGGCTTTGTCTAGCTTGCGGGGGTATGCGTTCCAGAATTCAAGAAAATGCGCATCTATCTTCTTATTATCTTGTTCTTCTTTAGGATTGTTCTTCTTAGGGGTCGGATTTTCCGTCATCGGGTTTTCCGTCATCGGTAAATCCGCAGGGTCGTGCGTAGTCCAGATTGCTTCCCCGAATCTTCCACCCTCGTTTATCTGCGATCTGCTGAGGTATCCAAAGCTCTCAAGCTCATTTATGGCAGACCGAATAGCATCCCTGCCCTCTTGATTTTGCTCAGCCAACGAGTTGATGCTCAGCGACCAGCCCTTAGAGTGCGACATAACTAGCGTTAGCAGCCCCCTGGCTTTGAATGACAGGCGAGTATCCCTTACCCAGTCATTAGGAATCTGTGTATAAAACTCATCGAAGTGATGATGTCCCCTAACTATCGGCATGTAGATCTACTCCTTCCAGCAACATTCTCAACGCTAATTCAGCCTGTTGCGGTACAACACCGTTGCCACAAGCTCTGAGTTCCTCGTTACGGGTCAAATCTGCGCTCGTTACCCATCCCTCCGGTAGTCCCATCATCCACTCTGTAAAGCGACTAGAGAGCCTGTGAGCGCCTTCTTTGCCGTCTGGCAGGGTAGGAGCAGGGGCTTCCCTTTTTATGACTGCCTCCCATCTTCTGATGGCTGGCTCGAACTTGCCCCACTCGGTGTGCACCTGATCTTCTAGTCGTGCCTTCGGTGCTCCCTTGGCTACCTCCACCGCTGACGAATCAGCAGCATTGGCTCTAGGAGTTCCCAGAAGAACCTCACCGCTATTCATAATTGCTCTGCCTACGGTGTCAGTCTGAACCTTGCCATCTCGTAAGACCTCTGATTGACCGTCTTTGTAATCACGGGTGATTGGGGTAGGTAAGAGCTCGTTCACCTCAGCCCTAGAAACCCTCTGCCCCTGTGAGGCAACCAAGTCCATGACCTGATCTCTGACCCCCACAGTGTTCCCACGCTTACGAGCCTCAGCTTCGCCTAATGCGCCGCCTTCACCCTCACTGGCCTTGGGGGAACGCAATAATGAAGACTCGGAAACGCTGGTGGGGTGCGCCTGCGTCTGAAGCTCGAACACCTGTCCATTTACAGTCATACCCGATGTTGGCCAAGGAGCCTGCCACAGCCCCGAGTGCCCGCAGAGTAGGTTCAGTTGATTCGTCTCCCATACACCACGGGCAGTGTTCCAGGTCGCTATGGGCTCTTGCTGAGAGTAGTCCTCTGACATTTTCAATTACCACCAATCTTGGTTTTAGTTCTTCAATAGCTCTTGCAAACTCAATCCATAAGTTTGAGCGTGTTCCTTCTTTCATTCCTGCCCGCTTGCCTGCTAATGACAAGTCCTGACAGGGGAATCCTCCGGTCAGGATGTCTACAGGCTCTACCTGCGTGAAATCTACTTTGGTGACATCTGAGTAGTTAGGCACACCTGGAAAGTGCTTCTCCAAGATTGCAGAGGGAGCTGCCTCCCATTCGCAATGCCAAGCTACCTCAGCGCCAGTTACATTTGCCACGGCCAAATCGAGACCGCCGTAGCCAGAGAAGAGTGATCCTATCTTCATCGTGACTCACGAGCGTTGAAGTTTTCGAACGCTTCCCTAGCGATGTGATCTCGTGCTCCGCCAGCCCAGCGACCAGCATTGAAGTAAAGCTTCTTTAGCTTTTCGATTTTTTCGATTTGCTTTTCTTTTGCCTTCTGCAACCTTCGACCCTCTAAGTCCTTTTGTGTGAACTGAGGATTTGCCTCAAGCAGTAAAGCCCTCTCTCGCATTTCTCTTGCCAGTAATTCCAAGCGGTTAGAAAAGCGAGGGTTCCTCTCCTGTTTCATCTTTAGTCCCTTCTTTTGTCAAATAAAACCACTTCTGCTGCACCTTGTCAAATACCGGATGTGAAAAGTCATCCCATTGACCAAGTTTCCAGCCGAGTTCTCTTGCTTCTTGTGCGACCTCTGCGTTTGATTCCATTGCGTAGTTCAGCTCAGCGCAGACCCTTATCAGATTGTCGTATCTGTCAAGCAGCTTTGACCCGCCCATGGCACGGTTACGGCGATGATGTACCTGAAGCTGTACATTTTCCCCGCAATGTAAACAATAGGGATCACGCTCACGAAGGAGCACGGCCATCTTGTTAGTGATTGCCATTAGAGCTTCATCTCAGACTGCAATAACTTAGCTTGAGTCGCAGAAGCCATCAGAGCGCTCTCTATGGCCTTTATCTTTGTTTTGATGCGGTTAGCCTTTGCCTTGCACAAATCCCTGTCTAAGCGGGCCTGAGAGCTTTCTAGGCGGGCTAGAGCTTGTCTGTCAGCGACAGTGCCCTGAGCACGGATAAAAGCCTTAGCCTCAACCGTGTCCAGGGTGTGTTCTGCCTCTGCAAGTTCAAGCTCGGCGGCATAAAGAGCTTCGTGTCCCTTGCTGTTCTCAGTCGTGAGTTCAGCTATTTGTCGGGCGATCTCCGATGGAAGCACTTAGAACCCCCAACCTCTCAAGGAAGTTAGTCCTCCACAGTTCACTTTCCTGCTCCAGCCTTAGCACTTCCGCCAGATTTTGCTGAGACCGAGCTGCCATTAGCTGAACTAGGGACTTCTGATACGCCTCCCTCAGTTCCTCCACTGACGCTGCTAGAACCTGAAACTGCAAGTGCTCGCTCCTTGATTCTCTCTAATACCTCTGGGTGGACACCGGAAGCCTTAGCTCTGGCGTAGTGCTGACGCAGTGCATCAACATCTGTAAGTGTATCTGCTAGTCCTAGCCAATCAGTCTCGGCAATGCGATTGACCTTTTCAATTTCCTGCCTGCTGGCTCTCTTGTTGCCAGAAAGATTCATGTTGGCAAGGCAGCGGCCAATTGCTGAAGTTTCTCCTAGTTCGGCTTTCCACTCGCTCTGTGGCCCACCTTCACGCTCAGAGGCGTATCCAGTAGCCTTTGGTAGCTTTGCAGCTTGATCACCAGCAGTCAGATAAGCAAATGCCTTGAATACCCAAGTCTTCGGCTTCTCCTGCGACTCGTAGGTTTCGATTAGCTTTGTGACAATTCTGCCGTCAGGATAGAGCTCATAAAACTTTTTGATACGCTCTTCTACTGTTTCATACTGCGACAAATCAAACTTAGGCATTGTCTTCCTCCTCTTCTAAGTCTTCCCAGTCCTCCTGGAACTTCCAACTGTCATTTAGGTAAAACGCCGAGTCAATACCCTTGATGTAGAAGTATCTGAGCTCGCCGTGATCGTTTAGCACGACCCCGCTGATACGGCCTGTCACATAGGTTGTGTCAGTCCCGATTACCCTCTGTACGGTGACCTCATCACCGAGTAAAACATTCATTACTTTCCTTTCTTGTTTACTACCAAGTAAGGAGCCGTCATGCCCCTTGCTTGACGAGATGCTATCCGATACTTTTGTCCGTCTGCTTCCACATAGGCGTGTTTTGCATTACCCATGGCTGACATGACACGTGACTTCGCTTCGTTGAGCTCAGCCTGCGCTTTGTCAAAGTTTTCCTGAGCTTCGATTAGGTAGTGCCCGCCGTCAATCTCAACCTGCTCGTCATTGATCTGCGGGTGCATCTCTCTAACAGCTTGGTAGGTGGACTCTGAGCCATCCCATGCAGGAGCCTCTTGCTTTTGAATCGAGTTCCAGAACTTAGCAGCCTGCTGTAGTAGAACCTGCTCTTCAAACTCGTCACGCTCTATCCAGTGCTCTACCCATGTCATGTTGACCACACCGACAATCACAGCGAGGTTGATGTCCATGACTGCCATGTAGTGACGCACCTGGGCAATGTAAGCCGGAGGAATCTCATACCAGTAGTTCTTGGCAGTCTTGACCTCTACGATTACCCACTCGCCGTTGACCTTAGCTAAGGCATCAGGGTTGGCATGTAGATACGGTGTATCTACACTCTGGTAAGTGCCTGCGCTGAAGAGCTCAAAGTCAGGGTGCTCTTTTGCAAACAAGTCAAGGATCGGAGACTCGAACGCTTTGCCAAACCGAATTGCCCAGTTGTCTAGGGCAGGTGTAGGGATAAGCCCGCACTTCTTAGCCCACAGGGCGTATGCCGACTCGTATTGGTTCAGCCCCATGATTGTGCCAATCTCGGAGCCGCCGATGCCTTCTGACCGAATTTCGTGCCATTCAGCGTCTTCTGGGGTGTATTCCCCGATGAACTTCGCCTTTGGGAAGTTCTTTGAATCTGCCAGTTTCATGGTGACCTTTCTTTCTAGTGAATGTAGGCTACTTGAGAGGTCAGACATTTTGCGAGATGCTAATAAGAAGTACATAGCTTTGCAGACAGCCATCATCAAAGAAGGTGGTGTTGTATGCGAGAAAATACCTCATGCCTTTTATCCCGAAGACTACGGCTTTGATCCTAAAGCAGTACACGAGCTTGAGTCAAAAGCAATAAAGATTTGCAAGGTCTGTCCGGTGAGGAAGCTTTGCCTTGACTACGCCATCACAGCCAGGGAGCCATACGGCATCTGGGGTGGCACAAAAGCATCTGACAGATAAAAGAAGAGACCCGCTGGAAAAGGGGGGAAACCAGCGGGCCTCTAGCAGGAGAGCAATGAACGAACTCTCAAGCAAGATTCTATACACACTTTTCTAATTTGTGCAAATTTGACATTTTCTTTTTCTGAAGACTAATGTTCGGGTTATGAAAGTTGACCGTCTATACGAAGCCCTGGGCAATGCCATTGCAGAAGCCCCATCCATCCCCCCTTGCATGATTAGTGATCCTGAAGCTTGGTTCCCGAATCAGGCACAGAGCGCATCACGAGAGATTAGGAACGCCAAGGCTTTGTGCGGTACTTGTCCGGTGCGTATGCAGTGCCTTGAGTATGCAGTTGCCCACCCTGACTTACAGGGCATCTGGGGAGGGCTCACGCCAAAAGAGAGACTAAAGCTACGCAACAAGTCCCGAATTGGGACTAGGTAGTTACTTGTCGTCAGCCAGGTCGGGGTCGTAGTCCTCAGCGACATCATCCCAGTCGAAGTCCCCATCCTCGGTGACCTCTAGGGCATCCTTGACGGCCTCTGAGTCGGACTTGGCTACGGCTGCTCTGAAGGCGTTAGAGATGTCGTGCAGCTCTAGTGTTCCCTTCCATGCGACAGCGACACCGATAGTCGTGAGAACGACTGCGAAGGCTGAGCCGATACCGATGAGTGTGCCAAACAACCAGTCTCCACCGATCGCACCCAAGGCAGTTCCACCGAAGGCAGTTGCTAGGGTAAGTCCGATTGACCGAACGAGGATTTGCTTGACATTCTCTTTCACTTCATCTTCTTTCCGCAGTGCTTACATTCGTGTTCGTGCAGTGTTATCTGTGGCTGAACCACCGCTTGCGCTTTCGGGTTCTTTTGTTTTTTCTCTGCCTGCTGGGTTTCAAGCCATTCAACGAAGTCAAATTTTTGTGAGGTAACACCGAAAATCCCCTTCTCTGTCCATGAAATTGTGAGGTGCAAATGAACGCCGGAACTAGCTGACCCCGATGTCCCCATGATCCCGATTGTCTGGCCTTCTTTGACCTTATCGCCGATCTTGAGGTCGAGGGCTGAGGAGACATCGTGACCGCCCTTGCAGTTGATCCCATGTGTCTTGCAGGAAAGATGAGAGTAACCAACAAAGGCTGCCTTCTTCTTCTTGACATCCCAGACAGTCTGCACCAGAACCCAACCGAGCACCCTAGAGAACTGCGTTAGACGGACTGTGCCGTTGGCTACGGCTGGGATAGGGGTCTTGCCCTTGTTAGAACCCTTTGGAGCGAAGTCAGTGCCACTGTGAGGCTGTAGGCCGTTCTTGCGCCGGAAGTCCGACATCGAACCGAATACGCCTGTGATCGTGTTTGCCGGGAAAGGTAATCTAGCCATTCCACGCACTCCATAACATCGTTGCTGCACCTGAGATAACTCCAGCAGCTCCGGCCACGATCCAAATCTTGCGCTCGATTGCCCTGATGCGCATTTCATGATCCTTGATGTTGCGCTCGACCCAATCTACATGCGTAGGGATTTTCTCGTTTAGGCGTTCGATTTGCTTGATGAGGTCTATTGCCCAGCTTGGGATTTCATCGTTCACGCCTACGCTCCTAAAGGTGATTTGGGTGTGTAGGTTGATGTCTATTTTACAGGACTAGCGTGTCTGCTTCTTCAGCAGTCAGCGGCTCTCCACTAATCAGCTTGGCCTTTGCGCTTGCCTTCAATGCCGCTAGGTCTGCCTCAGCCTGTAGCCTCTCAGCTTCTGCTGCCTCTGCTGCGATGCGGTCTGCCTCACGCTGTGAAAGTTCTTCCTCAGTCAAAGGGATTGACTGCACTCGATCAGGGTGTCCCTCTGGCTTTGATAGGTCTACTACTAATTTCGTTACAACTTCGTTTGTCATGTTTTTATTTTACCTTTCTGCTGCCTAGCTGACAGCGACAATTCCGTCTGACCCTGCTGTGATTCCGTAAAGAGAGGCTGAGCTAAATTCAACAAAGCTTCCATAATCATCATTTATAGTGATGCTCGTAACTGGGTCAGTGACATTCCAAAGCAAGGCGTAAATGTATTGGTATACAAAACTTGATGCACTGTTGCTTTCAACAACCAAATCAACGCTCCCTGATTTCTGAGCAGACGAGCGATAGTTTGGGATGTAGACCTCAACATTTGAAAAAGTGTTGGCTGTAGTGCTGGTTCCATTGAAAAGCAAAACTGGGTCTGTGCCACTTGATGCAGTAGCCCCGTTGCCCCTTAGCCATCTCGCCGTTGGAGCTGTTGAGTTCAAGTCAACTGTTGCGGTAGTGACTCCGCTTTCTGTGCTTCTTAGGCTCAACTTCAAAACTAAATCCGTATAGTCACTAGGGATGTCACCGACTGCCATGAAGGTGATTGAGGCTGCCCCACCTGATCCGACAGTTACTGTTTCAATGTGCTGCATTTAGTTCACCCCATAAAGTGAGAAGGTTGAGCCGATTTGAAAGTTTGCACCCAATCTAATTCCCAAGCTAACTTGATTGATTGCTGTGGTTTGCGCCCATCTTGCAGCAAGTTGCCTAGCCTCTGACCCTGATACTTCTGTTCTAACCAAGAAGGTCTTGTGCTTGTCGGTCTGAGCATAGTCAAAAATCTGCAACATTACATAGTTTCTTGAAGTGGAGATTCGCCCAATCGAATTGTTCGTTCCGCTGCTCGAAGCTGGCCCAGTGGTCATTTGCACCCAAGAAAAGTCAGAGCTTGAGCCGTTGAATTTCGGGGTCATGTTTTCATCAGCAGCCCCAACGCAATTAGCCACCAAAATCAAATC